TCCTATATTGCCTGTCATAACTAAGCATTGGGTGGGCGGGTTTCTCGACGGAGAATTAAAGGCTGTGATGACGTTGGGGTGGGGAACGCAACCAAAGCAGACAATTAAAAAATTGTTTCCAGAATTGGACACACAAGATTATTATGAAATAGGTAAACTGTGTCTGCCTGACGAATTACCCAGAAATTCAGAAACACAATTTATGTCTGTTGTGATGAAATGGATAAAAAAGAATTTTCCTGAAAAGAAATTTCTATACACACTAGCCGATGGTATTATGGGAAAGGCTGGTTATGTATACCAGGCTGCTAGTTTTTATTATGGTTCTTATTTCAAAACGTATGTGTATCGAAGCAATACAGGAGAGAAGATTCATCCAAGAACAACCAATAAACTGTGTAAGGAAAATGCAGAGTTTTTGGGTAAAGAAAAAATATTTTGGTTGACGCATGATTTTATGGAAACTAAAGGAATAGAAAAATATAGCGGGTTGATGTTTCGTTATATATTTCCTTTGAACCGACAAGCCAAACGAATTATGAAAAACAATTCTACCGTAGAATGGAATCAGAATTATCCCAAGGAACAAGACCTTAAGTTTTGGAAAATGATGGGCAAAAGAAATTATATTGAGGTGCCCATGCCCCAATTTAATTATGACATTATCGAACACAATAAAAGGAATATTAAAGTACATAACAGTGGCGCTACATTAGATTCTTTTTTATTATAATTATGGAGGATTTTAGACATGTCATCTATGGCATCTATAAGCGATGAAGTTTCATTAGATAAAAACGGTATATATTTGTTGATGGGAGATATTTCAACAGAAACATGCAAGCCGGCCATTGAGTGGATATTGAAAAATGAATTGTTAGACGAGCCGTGGAATGAAATGAAAATGTTCATTAATTCTCCTGGAGGATCTTTGTGTGATGCATTTGCCTTGATTGACGTTATGCGCGGGGCAACATGTAAAATTTCTACCATTGGAATTGGAGAAATTTCAAGCGCAGGGCTTTTGATTTTTATGTCTGGAGCAAAGGGGACTCGTTTACTTACTCCAAATACGTCAATCCTTTCTCACCAGTTTTCTTGGGGTTCATACGGCAAAGAACATGAATTATTTGCAGCACAAAAAGCCTTTGACCTTGCATCTGAAATGATGATTCATCATTATAAAAAATGTACAGGATTGTCTATAAAAAAGATTCGGGAATATTTGCTTCCTCCTGAAGACCGATGGTTGAGTGCAGCCGAAGCATTAGAATTAGGAATTTGTGATGGAGTAAAGGAGATTTATTAGTAATGGGAAATGATATTCAGTCGTTAGGGCACGCTTTGGTGTCTCATAATGAATTTGTGGATACCTATGCAGATGTAGATAGATATATTGATACGGGTTCGTATACTTTGAATGCGCTCTTGTCTGGTTCTATTTACAAAGGGCTTCCTGGTAACAAGATTACTGCACTCGCAGGAGAGTCTTCTACAGGCAAGACATATTTTACCTTGGGAGTGGTCAATCAATTTCTGAAAGACAATCCTACTGGTGGCGTGATTTTCTTCGAGAGTGAATCGGCCATTACGAAAAAGATGCTTTTAGACCGGGGAATTGATATTGCCCGATTAGTGATTGTTCCTGTGGCCACAGTTCAACAATTTCGCCATCAGGCTCTAGTGGTTTTAGAGAAGTATATGGAGGACAAGGAAGCGGATAGGCGCCCGTTGTTGATATGTCTCGACAGTCTTGGTATGCTTTCGACCACAAAGGAAATGGAAGATAGTACCGAGGGCAAAGAGACAAAGGACATGACTCGGGCTGCAATTCTCAAGGCTGCGTTTCGAGTTCTTACCCTAAAGCTCGGGAGAGCAAAGGTGCCTATGGTTGTCACGAATCATACTTATGATGTTATCGGTTCAATGTATCCGCAGAAGGAAATGGGAGGAGGGTGTCTCGTTTCTGGCACAAAAATTAAAACTTCTCATGGTGATATTGAAATTCAAAATCTTCAAATTGGCGATAAGGTAGATACTCTTTTCGGCGAAAAGTGTGTAACGAATACGTTTAAGTTCACCGATAAGGATGTATATGAAATTGAAATGACCGACGGAACGTATGTTAAATGTTCAGCCGAACACAAATTTCTTATTGAATCGGACGATGGTTATATTTGGATTGCTGCTAAAGATTTGTCCGAAGGTGTTGACTTGGTGGGTATGGACTGAAATATTTATAAATAGTTCATAACGGAGGACTGTTTATATGTTCAATTCAACTAAGTATACAACCTGGTATTATAATTTAGTATTAAGTAGGCAAGATTTTGACCGAGACTGTTTTACTGAAACCCATCACATCATACCTAAATGTTTTGGGGGTAATAATAAAAAGGACAATTTGGTTAAGCTGACGCCCAGGGAACACTATATTTGTCATAAATTATTATTGAAGATGGTAGACGAACCGAAGAAAAAGCGAAGTATGGCCTATGCGTTTTTTAGAATGAAACAATCAAACAACGAACATAAAAGAATTAAATCATCATCGGATTATGATAGGGTAAGAAAAAGTATTAGTTATTTGGTTTCTGGAAAAAATAATTCATTTTATGGAAAGGGACATTTCGGTAAAGATAATCCGATGTCTAAACCAGAAAACCGCGAATCTCATAGAATTGGTATGCTCAGTAGAAGTCAACCCGATTATACAGGAGAAAATAATCCATTTTATGGAAAAAATCATACAAAAGAGACTAAACAAAAACTGAGCGAATATGCTAAATTAAGAACAGGTAAAAAATCTAATAATTGGGGAAAGAAACACAGAAGAGTTATCTGTGAATTTTGTAATAAGGAAATTGCATTCCCTATGTATACGAGGTGGCATGGTGAAAACTGTAAGATGTATCAAACGAATTGAACAAGAACCAGTTTATGATGTGAGCGTAGATGAGGCGCATCATTATATTTTAGATAATGGATTAATAACCCACAACAGCGGTCTTAAATATGCGGCCGATTATATCGTCTTTCTCTCGCGAAGAAAAGAGAAGGATGGTACAGAAATTGTTGGTCATGTAATACATTGCAAGAATATGAAATCGAGATTAACAAAAGAAAATAAAATTGTCGATGTGTTGCTCAGATATGATACTGGATTGCATAGATATTATGGGCTTGTAGATTTTGCAGTTGATCATGGAATATTTAAGAAAGTGACTACACGAATTGAAATGCCTGACGGAACAAAGGTATTTTCAAAGGCAATCTATAAGAACCCCGAAAAATATTTCACAGAGGAAATTCTTGACCAATTGGATGCCATTTATCAGAAAGAGTTTACATATGGAAGCGAGGTATTAGATGACGACAACGGAAGTGCCTGAAGAATCTTTAAAGGACTGGTATAGTTTAGTTCCAGACCCTGATAATACTGATGCAGACTATTGGTGTATTAGACTTGACCAGGGAGATTTTGCAGGGCTTGTATATAAGTATGGTGACGTGGGAATTGCAAAGGAAATGAATACTGATGGGACTCTTCCTGTAAATTTTGAATATGACATTCTTTTCGTTCCAGAAGAATTAAGAAAGAAAGAATTTGTTGACGAGAAAAAACAAGAGTTTGAAAATTTTATTGGTAGTATTATGATGCAAATGGTACAAGAAGATTTAGATTCTAAAGGAGAGAGGTTAGGAGATGAAACGATTGGAGACGGTGATTCTGAAAAATTTGTTATTAGACGAAGAATTTCTACAGAGGGTTCGGCATTTACTAAAGTGGTATAATGAGGGAACTAGGTAACCCAAGGTGGAAAATTAAAAATAATGGAACGACTTGAAACGACTATATTAAGAAATCTTCTTTCGGATGAATATTATACGAGAAAGGTAATGCCTTTTCTAATGAGTGATTATTTTCATGACCGCCCAGAGCGGTTGTTATTTCAGCAAATAGAATCTTTTATCACCAAATATAATAGTCTTCCCACAACCGAAGCATTGGTTATTGAGTTAGGAGATGATAGTGATATTGGCGAATCAGAGTTTGAAGCTGCTCAAAGCATTTTGAATAGTTTTACTGACGACTATGAAGCGCCTGTGACCGATTGGCTTATTGACCAAACAGAAAAATTTTGTCAAGACAAGGCTGTGTATAATGCTGTTATGGAATCCATTCAAATTCTTGACGGTAAGGCAAAACAATCAAAAGAAAACATACCTGAAATTCTTAGCGATGCATTAGCCATTTCGTTTGATACACATGTTGGGCATGATTATTTGGAAGACACCGAAGAGAGATTTGAGTTCTATCATAAGAAAGAATCCCATTTTCCGTTCGACTTAGAATACTTCAATAAAATTACGAATGGAGGGCTTGTTAAGAAAACTTTGAATGTGTTGATGGGCGGGCCCGGCACAGGTAAAACTTTAGCCATGTGTCATTTTGCTGCTGCATATCTGACCCAGGGAAAAAATGTTTTGTATGTCACGCTCGAAATGGCAGAAGAAAGAATCTCCGAACGCATTGATGCCAACCTTTTAAATGTTCCTTTGAACGACCTGCACGATTTGCCTAAATCAATTTATGAAAAGAAGGTCGGAAAGATAAAGGAAAAAACTACAGGCAAGTTAATTGTAAAAGAATTTCCAACAGCTCAGGCTGGTGTCGGGCATTTCAGACATTTGTTGAACGAGTTAAATTTGAAAAAGAATTTTGCTCCTGATATATTGATTGTAGATTATATTAATATTTGCACATCTTCTCGCTTCAAACCAGGAGCTAATATCAATTCATATGCATATATTAAAAGTATTGCCGAAGAGTTGAGGGGGTTTGCCGTAGAAAAGAATATGCCAGTATTGACAGCCACACAAGTTAACCGAGAAGGGTATGGTAGTTCTGATATTGGGATGGAAAATACAGCAGAGTCGTTTGGGCTTCCAGCTACGGCTGACTTATTTTTGGCGTTGATTACTAGCGAAGACCTAGAAGCATTAAATCAAATTATGATAAAGCAACTGAAAAATCGGTACAATGATCCTACCACAAATCGAAGGTTTGTTGTAGGTGTAGATAGGGCTAAGATGAGGATGTATGATGTTGACCAATCAGCCCAGACGGGTATTTCTTCTGTCGATGATGACGGTCCTGCCTTTGATAAGACCAAAATTGGTAAACGAGATTTCTCGCAAATTATCATTTAGGCTGGTTTATTAGATAAATAATACCGTAACATATAGCCTCATATTGAGGAGATAATAAAAAGGAGTTAAACCCAAATGGCCGATATTTTAACACTTATTACAACTAATCTGCCTACATATATTGAATTAATTACACAGGTAATAGGAACTTTTGCCATTGTTGCCACTATGACTCCGAATACGTCGGATAATGTCATTGTGGATTTCCTTGCAAGGATCGTAAACTTTTTTGCGGCCAACGTTGGCAAATCAAAGAATGCATAATAGCATTTTGTGAAGAGGAATTATGTGCGATGTTGCCTTTAATGGGTAGTGGATGTGCAGACTAATTTAAAAAAGTTCTGCGGAAGACAGGTAGTACAATATATGGGGTTGTCCTGTCACATCAGCACATTGGGAGAAGCGAGGTGACCACCCTTCCCAAAACCTCGCTTCTCCCCTCACACCTAATACCTATGCACCTTGAATCTAAAATTATTGAATCTTTGGATAATATTTCTGACCGAATAGTCGGTTCGGTAAATAGCGCAACTCATTGTAAATTAGTTCAAGGCGCCTTTCGTCAATTTGGCGCCAAGGTTCGGGTTGCTCTTGACCATAATATTTCTGATGACGCAATTCTTGTTACGGGCGAATATTCTCCTTGGAGAACACGGCAGAATATTGAGGTATACTTAACATATAATTCCGGAGCCAAACGATTACCTATAACCAAAAAAATATGGAAAGTTCTAAAATTCGACCTTTCACAAGTTCTTCAGCACGAATTAATCCACAGAAGGCAATGCCGGCATATTGAAGTTCCTAAAGAGGATTGGGCAGACCATACCTGTAAAATTTATGCCAGCAAATCGGCAATTCCATACATGAAGGTGAAACAAGAATACTATGGATCGACAGAAGAAATTGAAGCACATGCTCATTGCATCATGATGGAATTGAAACATTTTGCTCCTAGAACAGATCCTATCAAAATGCTCAGAGGAGCCAAGAAAATTCCTCAGAAAAAGTCTCCTACGATGAAAGATTATTTAGAGACATTTGATTTTGATATGAAACATCCTGTCATTAAAAGATTATTCAAAAAAATAGTATATTGGATTGAAAACCAAGAGGCATAATTTATTATGGGAAAGCATGAGAAGGTCCTTGACCTTTTGGCCGTGGTGGCTGAAGGCATTGACCGAAATACTACATCGTCGGGCGCGCGGCTCGCGGCCGCCCTTGTCTACAAGAATCGAATTATTTCTATTGGTATAAATCAGAAAAGGTCCCATCCTTTTCAGGCCAAATATTCTGTAAATGAAGATGCCATATATCTTCATGCAGAGACAGATACTATTCGGGGAGCCCTCCATTATCTGTCTGAAAAACAACTCACCAAATCAACCCTATATGTTTGCCGAATCAAACACGAGAACGGTAGTGATAGCCCTATTATCTGGGGGCTTTCTAAACCGTGTGTTGGATGTCAGCGAGCCATAGCCACGTTCGACATTAAGAATGTGGTCTATTCCGAAGAGGGTAAGGGCGTCTACAGTTTCTTATAAATACCTGTATGTCTTATAGGAGTTTTAATTATGGCAGGAGAGGCGGCCGAACGACAAGAAACCGGATTAGTTCGTGCAATAAATCTTTCGGTTAAACAAAATAAAAAAAATCCAATAACTCTTGTTGCAGGCAAGACTAAATTAACGGCAGTTATTCGTGCTGCCAAATTTGGAGGCAGACAAGTTGGAGGCGCAGAACCCTATACAGATGTACAAATTTTTAGGCTGCTTCGGGGAAAAGAAGTTGCTGTTAATTTATCCATGAAGGGTGAGGCTGCCCCTTCACTAGCAGGCGGCGGACTGAAAGGTATTGAATTGGCTGTTCCTGGTCTTGGCGCTAAATTTTTTAAGGCTGCTCATAAGTCTCTTGTTAAAGATTTTAATGCGGGTGATAACATACCAGATGTATTTGGTAAAATATCAAATCGCTTTAAAGAGAAAATTGTTGTTGGTAATAAATACATGGGTGGACCTATTCATTATATGTATATTGGGCCGATGACTGTAACTAAAAGATATGATATAAAAAAGAATGTATTAACCGTTAATGGTAATCTACATGAAGCTGTTGGATATGCAAAATCTCACGATTTATATTTTAGGTTTCGGTCTAGACGAGAAGACCAACGATTTGACCCGGATGCAGTAGACAGACAAGGCGTTCCAAAAATTTATGGTAAGTCCCCATCGCGCGGAGATAGTGCTGGAAGATTAGTCGTCACAGATAAGGTATCATCTAGAGGAAGAGTGGTTAGGATATGAGGTCATTCACCCAACATATATTATCCGAAGCGGCCGCGGCCGGAAAGAATCTTCACCTTGAACACATCGAGGATGAGATCCTGAACTTCGGTGTGCCTGGGGGAAGAGCAGCAATCAATTTTATTCAATCTCTTCGCGACATGTTTGCAGGAGAAACCAAGGGGCGTGTTGATATTTCTGTCAAGTGGGACGGGGCCCCGGCCATCTTTGCTGGGATCGACCCAGAAGATGGGAAGTTTTTCGTGGGCACAAAAGGAGTGTTTGCCAAGAATGCAAAATTAATCAAGTCCAAATCTGACCTTGACAAGCATGGCTATTCGGGAGGGCTGCGCGACAAGCTCCAAATTGCTCTTGCAAATCTTCCAGCCATCGGAATCAAAGGTGTAGTCCAAGGCGACATGATGTTCACCAAGGATGACCTTGAGACAGACACGATTGGTGGGCAAGATTATATTACATTTCAACCTAATACAATTGTCTATGCAGTTCCATCAAACAGCCCATTTGCAAAACGAATCAAGGCTGCAAAGTTAGGGGTCGTCTGGCATACGACCTATTCCGGTGGCGATACGCTCGCAGACATGAAAGCCTCGTTTGGAGCAGATGTGTCAGGGTTTCGTAGATCCAAGAATGTCTGGTTTGACGATGCATCGTATCGTGACGTTTCTGGAACAATGCTTTTCACACAAAAAGAGACAGCCGAAATTACACGATACCTTTCCCGCGCAGGTAAGGTTTTTCAGAAGATTAATTCTCGCTCTCTGAAGAAGTTCCTGGATGTGCAGGATAAGTTATCTGGAAGCGCAGTTGGTTCTTCTTTCAAGACATATCATAACACCAAGGTTCGGGCAGGTGAAAAGATTACAGATCCTCGTGGTCATTCGCGGGGCTATCTAAAATACTTCGAGGAGTGGTGGAAGACTAATCAGATTGACAAGGTAAAACAAGAGAAAAGCAAGAAGCAAAAAGAGGCTCTAATGAAAGAGCATCTCCGAGCCATTCGTCAGGCTGAGGCTACGATGCGCCAGGTTGTCGAATTCCAGGGGCATGTCATAGATGCAAAACAATTCATTCTGAACAAGCTCGATACGGGCGCGAAACGTATGACCAAGACGTTTATCAAGACAAAGACAGGATACAAGGTCACGCCGGACGAGGGCTATGTGGTTGTCGATAGAATGAAGGGAAATGCAGTTAAACTTGTGGATCGCCTCACTTTTAGCCACAATAATTTCACGGCTCAAAAAAATTGGTCTAAGTGAAATATGCACTATCTTTTAAGAGTAAATATTATAAAACACAACTTCCTTATTTGGATATATGCCATATTAACAAAATGGGACTGTTAATTGGATAAATAGAAATAGGATTTTATTCGGTTTAAGGAGTCAAACCAATGATTAAATATATTGCCAGTATTTTTATTGCTGCCATACTGCTAGTGTCAGGAATCGCATTGGCCGGGGACACAATTGTCGCTAATGGATGGCACAGAAGTATTCCAGCCGATAATTGCGATGGTACATGCGCGGCCGCTGCACGTTCTACCAGTAGGATTC